GGGGGTGGCCGACACATGGTGCACAGGCCAGCCCACGTATTCGCATTTCCTGATGAATTTCAAGAGACACACAAAGTTTGCCCAAGAAAGGGTGGAAACCCCGTTCGATGGGGACATCGACTTTGGTCAGGAAGTGTCCTGCAGGATTCCACACAATAAAGGCGACCTCATACGCAACATGACTCTGAAGATTACGTTGTCGGACCCACAACCCGACGAGAGCGCGGAGGTCAACGACGTGTACTGGCCACCCTCCGTGTGCACACACCTCATCGAATACGCGGACCTCGTCATCGGCGGGCAGACCATTCAGCGACTCACGGGGGAGTACATATACATGCGACAGCAGTTGTACAACAACGACGACGACGTGAACCAAACGGTGTACTTTCTCACGGGACACGGGGATTTCCTTCGATACCGGGGAGACAACACGTACTTCCTGGACCTTCCCTTCTACAATTACAGAAACCCCTCTCTCGCCATTCCCGTGTGCGCCCTCACGAAACAACTCGTGGAGGTTCGATTAAAGCTCCGTCCCATCTCTGAGATGGTGTTCCTCGCCTCGCCATCGAACGCGACGGCGAAGATTCAAAACATCTCACTGGACACCGACTTTGTGTACATCACGGAAGACGAGGTGAACTTTCTTCGCACGCGACCGGTGGAGTACGTGATAACACAATTACAGATGTCAAAGTTTGTCATGCGCGATGGTGAAGACAAAAAATCAGTGATGCTGAATTTTAAACACCCCGTGAAGACGATGTACGTCGTCTCACAAAACGGATACCCGAAAAGTTTGAACATTCCCACGGACTTCAACACCATCAAACGTCTGGAACTTCGATTTAACGACAAAGTGGTCTTCAACGAAAACACAAAGTTTTTGACGTACGAACAACCGCTCAAAGGGCACGTGAACATTCCGGTGGCGTCGAAATCTACGGCCTATTTCAACCCAGACACGAACACGCTCGAACCATACACGATAACTTCGACGTTCGCCATGTACACGTGGTCTCTGTACCCAGAACGACACTACCCGACCGGACAGGTAAACATGTCTCGCATCATTCACAAACTTCTCGAAGTGGAACTCACACCTCTATACAGCGGGTACGACAACGACGTACGCGTGTACGCAGAGAACTACAACGTCATCCGTTTCGAACATGGGCTCGCTGGCCTAAGGTTTTAATCTACTCATAATAATAGGAATGGCTGGAAGAATTCAATTGGCCACCACAGGGCCTCAGGACCAATTTTTCACATCGGACCCAGAGTACACACACTTTAAAGAAAATTTCAGGAAACATTCTAATTTTAGTTTGGAGTTCGTGAACGTCGAGGCGGACCAAGGCTCGGCGGACTTCGGGGAGAGGCTCCGATTTCGAATCCCGAACAACGCAGGGGACCTCATTCGCACGCTCAGTTTAAAGTTCACCCTTCCAGCTCTCAATGAGCCGACCTCGAACGTGGGGTACATCGAATCCGTGGCCCACGCCCTCATAGAACGCGTGGACTTCATCGTCGGTGGGCAGATGGTTCAAAGGGTCACCTCGGATTGGTTGCAGCTCTACAGCGAACATTATTTCACACAGACCAAACAGAACGCACTCTATCACGTCGTGGGGAAGTATCCCATCAGAAGCGCGGGGACGCGGTCGAACGACAAGAGCATCTTGGGCTATCTCGGAACGTCCACCACCGACGTCGAGTTTTACGTGGACGTCCCATTTTATTTCTACCGCGAACCAACACTGGCGTTCCCACTTTGTGCGGTGTGCGACCAACAGGAAGTGGAAGTCGAGGTTAAACTTCGCGACGTCGCGGACCTGGTGGTCGACGTGTACGATGGAAGTTTACCCACACTCGCAGGGGCTCACAGCATCAAAGATTTCACTCTCCAGTGTGAGATGGTTTTTTTGGACACCATTGAGAAGATTAAATTTCAGAAGACTCCAAAAGACTATCTCATCGTCCAAAATCAACAAAATAACTTTTTAGTCCCCAGTGGACAACAAGTGGCGAAATTTAAATTAGATTTCAGAAATCTCGTGAAAGAGTTGTACTTCGTGATACAATCGAAAGGCGCGAGGGTCTTTGATTACGATAATTACAGACAGACGACTGAGGACGGGAAACTGGTGTTGTACGAACACCTGGACTATCTCAAACTCACCCTGGACGGCGACGAAGTTCTCACGGAAAAGACGGGAAGAGCTGTGTTTCTCAAGGCGGTGCAGGCGGGCATTCACCACGCGAAAACCCAACTCATCCGAAGGTTTTACAGCTACAGCTTCGCTCTCGAACCTGAGAAGCACGCACCCACTGGACACGTGAACTTCAGTGTCATCAAAGACCAGTTGTTGGAACTACACCTCCACAAGAACACCCTCCAGGATAGGGACGTTCGAGTGTACGCCAGAACGTACAACGTTCTCCGCGTGCGCGAGGGAAACGCGAAGGTTATTTTTAACGTACAATACTAAAAGATGATGAAAACAGGATTCGGAGAATCATCGGGGGCCTACGAATACAGGCAGGCGGAGGCCCTCGTGAACATTATAACCCCAGTGCTCGAGAAGAGTCTACTTCTCGCGTGTAAATATTGTAAAGCGTGTGGTCGGGACGTCGTCTTGGCACAGGACGTCGAGTACGCCGCGAAGTATTGCGCCATGCACAAAGTGGGGGAAGACATCGGCAGCGTCTTGGAACTCGATGACGACGACGACGACGACGACGATGGCGTCGAAGAAGTCGAGGAGGGCGAGGGGGATTTCACGCGCTACGAAGGCGCTGACCCCCTCATGCAGGCCATCAACGAGGCGTACGACCAATGGAACGCGTGGGAGCCGACAATTCCCGTAGAAATTATGTTAAAAAATGCTATAGATGGAGGAGGTGGAGGGCTGGGATTATAACGACTCTTTTAAACCCATCTTAGATGACGATGATTCTTCTTCATCTTCCGATTCGGATTCCGAAGATGAAGAAACGGACGTAGACGTCATCGATTCACTCAGGGGAATGACTGATGCACCCGTGTATAAAAAAATTGTTCTCACAGAAGAAGAACTCTTACCAGAAGCTGAATAATTTTTTTTTTCTGAATGTAAAGTATAAAATACCAGGATGTCCGCCATCATGAACACGAACACGAAGACGAACGCCGCTGCCATGGAGGCCGCCGCCCCGACTGCCGCCATCGCTCGCGTCGGTGACACCCTCGATGTCGTCACCAAGCAACTCGAATCGCAGTCGCTCAACGCGTTGACGCAAGGCTTCTTCTTCGCCGCCGCTCTCGCGTGGATGGATGTCTCTCGCTCCGTCATCGGCCAGTTCATCAAGGGCAACAAGAACGGCCCGATTCCGCTCACGCTCACCGCCTTGGCGACGACCTTGTTGAGCATCGTGGTGTTCATGATCATCACGACCATCAGCCCGAAGGTTTCCCGACCGGCGGCGCCGATGTACGCGGTCGTGGGCGGCCGATAAACATCATCAGCAGCAAACCAACAAGAATAATAACACCAATCGGTACATAGTCTTGCCACCTATTCAGATTCTTCTTCTCTTCTGGAATGTGCACAGGTGGAGGCAACTCCAAACCTTCGACGTCTTCTTCTTTCACCCTCGACAAGTTCTCGAGGCGGTCCACGGAACACGTTATTTTAAATTTCAACGAGTGTTCCTGATTTCTAAAGTTGTATGGAATCAATCGCCCATGTGACATGTAAAAAAACTCAATTTTAAGGGTGTCCATGACTTTCTGTGTTCCTGAGTGAAACTCGTGGACGATGGGGTCGTCGGCGCCACTGAAGTCCACGTGGTCCCCACCCCCAGTCAAGTGAATCTTGCCCGTGTAGAAGGGCGTGCCCGTGTACACATCTTTCGTGAATTCGTCGGACCCCGTCGTGAGGCGCATGTACAACGCATTCGGACCGGAGAGACCGATAGCCCCGGATGTTATGGCGTAGCCCACGTTCGAGCTCACGTCGGTGGAGTTGAATCCCATGACTTGGTGAGGTGTGGTCGCGTTGGTGTTGCTCTCGTAGCCGTAGATTCCCGACGCGAATTCGAGGGTGAAATGACTCGTCCCGTCGACGTTTGAAAACAATAACGTGTCCGTGGCGCTCGTGTAGACCACGCTGTCGACGTTCGACGTGGGAGGGCTGAGGGCGTCCTGCAACGCCGTCGCGAGGGCGGCGCCGGTCGTGTAGTTTTGTGCGTCGAGCGTAACTTCTGCGCCGTCCACGCTGAAGGTTCTGTTTGAGACGTCTATGGTACGTTGGGGTGTGGGTATTCTCGCCGACATGAGTTCAATTTTTTCGACGTCGTACACAGGATTCTCCAACTTCAAGACGTAATTGTTGGCGTAGGCGTAGAGCTCGGGGTCTCTCTGACTACTCTCAACATCTAAGGTGTAGACCTTCATTAAAATTAATGCACATAATTTTAATGAGTGTTTCATTTCATCTCAACGCTCCCCCACACTAACAGAAACTTTGGGCGAACGGGTTGTTTTGGAGCTGCTTCTTCGTGGTGTTCAAGCTCTCTGCAGTGGCGTACGGGTTCATTTGCCCCTTGTACGGGTTCAACTGGTGGTAGTCGGTGTTCTTGTATTGCTGCATGTACGCGCCGTTAGCTGGGTTCAAACGGCCATCGACCCTGGTGCGGTCTGTGCGCACGCTCGTCAACTTGCCTCCCTGCTTGAGTGGACTCTCCCTGACGTTCATGCGACCCGGATTACCCATGCGGTTGGCTTTTCCTCGTTTGTCTTCTGGACGGAAACCATAGGACATGAGGTTCGCGTTGTCTCTGTTTTGTGCGACCTGAACCGCCGCGGTGTTCAAGTATCCGCCGTGGAAGCTGTGGATGCCTGGTTGCGGGTTGTCCATGTGATAGAACATGCCATCGTTGAGGTCAGTCTTGTTTCTCGTCGGCTCCTGGGCGATGGTCATGGCCGAGGTGAATCGTTTCGCCGGGGCGTTCGAGAGACCATCGGTGCGCAAACCCGTCTCCGAGCGGTTGGTCGTGCGCTTCGTGCGCTCGTGCTCCTGTCTCGGGGTGATGGCGCTCATACCCTGCGCGCGGCCGCGACTCACGGGATGGTCCTTGAACAAGTCATTGGTGCGCTCGGGGCGGTTCTTCGCGACCTCGCCCATGATACCACGTCTACCACCCATCGTGTCCGCGCCGTGATTCGTGCGCCCTGGCAACTGCGTGAGCTTATACTCACCGACGTTCGTCGGCATGACTCGGTAGAGCTGCTGGAAGCCCCCGGTGGCGGGGACGTCCGCGCTCACACCCAAACCCGGGCCGACCATCTGCTTCTCCACGGGTGAGAGGTTGTTCATGCGACCTTGGTCGTATAAACGATCGCGCATGTCCAAAATTTCACCTCCTGAGGTTCTTCGCTGCGGCGCGATTTCGCCGAAACTGGGCATTTCCATCTTGTTTTGGTATTCCAAAGAGCTCACACCTTTCGTGACGCCGTAGGTGAATTCGAAATCGTCATCTTCCTCCTCGACTTTAATAATGGTGGATTGGTCCACCACAGGTTTCTGAGGGACAAAGGTTGGGGCTTCCGAACCTTTGCTCAACATCTTGCCTGCGTACACCAATCCAGCGACGGCTGCGATTGAAATGGGGTCTGCCATTCTTAATGTTCACTAATATTTTTTATTTGCTGTATCTCTGTTGGAACAACTCGTTTTGGACGTCGGCACGGGTGCTCGCCGGTTCGAACGCCATTGTGCGCACGGGGACCTTGCACGTCATGTCATTCAACGGGTACAAGTTCTTTTCGTAGGTGCGAACCAAAGGCTTGTT